GAGCTTGGCCTTGAGTACAGGTCTAGATCTGTCCTTGCAGGGCGATGAGCTGGTAACGCACATCAATGACAAGATTAATGCTCAGTCTAAGCTGCGTGACACATTACTGCAGATGTCCCGTGATCTTACCTATGGTGGTCAGACCTACTCTGGCTACATTCAGGAGGCAACTAAGGACATGATCAAGCGTAGCACGCCGATCCCTGAGTATCAGGCTCCGGGTCAGACAGGCGGCTATACTATCACTCAGCAGCAGGTAGATAACTTGCCAGCTGAGCAGCAAAAGCTATTACAGGACTTCTTTAAGTCAATCCAGCCAACACAATAGGTGAGACATGGCCGAGAAACAACAGTTAAGTGATGCTGATCTACAGCAGTTACTGAAAGCCCTACAAAAGCATGGCCCGCAGTCTGAAGCTGCGCGTTTAGTCTTTCAGGGCCTAACCCTTGGCTTCTCTGATGAGATCGAGGCGCTGGTGCGTGCTCCATTCGACAGCCGTGAATACTCCGAGATCCGTGATGATATCCGTGGCAAGATCTCTGCCCACCGTGAGCGTGACCCATTAGGTGCCGCTGCATGGGAGGTTGGTGGTGCCATGATTCCCGCTATCGCTACCTTGGGTGCCTCTGCTCCTGTATCGGGAGCAAGCACTGCTAAGACCCTAGGCACGCTGGCTAAGATCGGTGCTACGGAGGGTGCCATTGCTGGTATTGGCCATAGTGAGCGTGAAGGCGTGAAGAGTGCCATTGATGCTCCATTTGGAGCTACTATCGGTGCTGTCACTGGGCCTGCAGGTCATATGGCCGGCAAGTATTCCGGTGTACTGATGGATAAGTTCCTTGAGTGGATGCGACAGCGTGGCAGTGAGAAGATGGGTACGGTTGTTGAGAATGAGATCAACCGCCTAGCTGATCAGATGGGTGTATCCCGTGATGAGGTTATTGCCCGTGTAGCTGCCGGTGAGACAATGTCCGATGACCCACGTCTACACATGGCCATCCGATCCTACATGTCTAAGGGCGGTGGTGCTGAGGCTCTAGTGCGCACTAAGGTGCCAGAGCGTGCAGCTGCCAAGCGCACTGCAGGTAAAGAAGCTGTGCAGGAAGGCCTTACTGGCCGCCTAGATGCTAACGTGATGCAGCATGCTCGTATGTCACAGAAAGAGTGGCAAGACGCAGAGGGTGCTGCTTACAATCAGATCTTTGACGCTACCCGTGATCAAGCTGTGCCACAGGAATTGGGTATGGCCGCATTGCAGGCAGCTCAGCGTATCCCCAACGTGGTTAGCGAGCTGAATGACATCTACGCCATCAAGAACCTAGTGCCACTATTTAAGACTGACCCTAACGGCGCAGTCACACTGGCCCGTGCTCCTAATCTGGAGGATACTGAGATCATTCGCCGCCTAGTAGCGGATAAGTCAAAAGGTGCATTCCAAGGTGGGCAGGGTACACTAGGCAAGAGCTTGAGTGAGTATGAAGAGATTCTACGTGGCCAGATCGACAAGGTAAGCCCTGAGTTGGCCAACACCCGTGCAGGTTGGTCTGCCATGTCTAAGACTAGAGATGCATTCGACCAAGGTCTAAAGCTGCTTACTGGCAAGGTTGAGGCTGCAGAGATCGGTGCTCAGAAGATTATGCAAGAAGGTAGTCCTGCAGAGATTGCAGCTCTACGTGAGGGCTTGATGTCCGAGATCAACCACAAGCTATCCATTGGTGGTGGCAAGCAGTTGATGGGCAAGCTAGCTAACCCAGAAACCCGTGAAGGTCGTATGCTGGCCAACGTATTCCCCGGTGAGAGCTATGATCAGGTTGTAACTAAGTTGCAGCAGGCTGGTAAGGCTCAGGTAGCTGAAGAGAAGATTGTTCACGGCTCTACTACTGCGTTGGCTCAGGAAGCAGCTAAGCAGCAGGGTGCAGATATAGGCATGGATGAGCTATTGCAGGCCACCTACCTGAATCCGCAGGCTGTTGCCTCTGTTGGTACTAAATTAGTCAAAAGTTTGGCACCTGATCTGACAGATGATCAGCGTATGAAGGTTCTAAACGTCCTATTGAGCGAAGAGCCAGATATTGTAAGGAATGCGTTGCAAGATAGTGGTACAATGGCCAAACTACAACAACGTGTGCGCACACTCGCAGATGCGGCTAGTCGAGGCTTAGGCCGTGCCGGTGCAGAGATGGGCGGATTAGCTGGTCAGGAAGCGTCCCAAGGTTTGTTTGGTGACCCTACTGCCAACTGGAATCAGTAATTGGAGCTATAGATGGAAAAGCTAAAGCCTAAATCGCAGTCAGAGATTCAATCAGCCCTGACTAACGCTATACAAGCAGCAGTTAACTACATTGAGTCTGACATCAAACCATCTCGCGTTATGGCGCAGCAGTATTATGATGGTGCGACTAAACTAGAGGCTGAGGAAGGGCGTAGCTCTGTCGTATCTACCAAGGTACGTGACACTATCCGCAACGTGAAGCCTAGCCTGATGCGTATCTTCTTGGCCAATGCTCGCTTTGTTGAGTTCGTGCCAAAGAATCCGGGCGCAGTAATGTCAGCTGAGGCGGCCACCGAGTACGTGCACTGGGTATTCCAGCGTGAGGGTGGCTATAACGTCCTTAACTCTGCATTCCATGATGCTCTGCTTAAGAAGAAGGGTGTAGCCTTTGCTTACTGGCATGACTACGATGTAGTGACCACTCACACTCACAACAATCTAACAGAAGATGAGCTGATGATCTTGGCTCAGGATGATGATGTTGAGATCCTTGAGCACGGCACAGAGATTGTTATCGAGATCGATCCTACTGGCGTTGAAGTTGAGCGTCCTGTTCACTCTGTTAAGCTGCAGCACGTCCAAACAGAAGGTAAGCTGTGCCTTGAAGTTATCCCACCAGAAGATCACTTTATCAGTTCAGGCTCCACATGTTATGACGATGCCCCAGTGTACGGTCACCGTAAAGAAGGTGTACTGGCCGACTTGATCGAGATGGGCTTTAGCTGGAAAGAGATTCATGATCTAGACTCATTTGAATCCAATGATGCAGGTGAAGAGGAGGAGCATGCTCGCACTGGCCGTAGCCGTGCTGAAGATAACGACATCGACAATGACCCTGTCATGCGCTCTGTTACTATCACTCAGGCCTTCATGAAGATCGATGCAGCTGGCAACGGCCGCCCTATACTATACCGCTTTATCTGTGGTGGCACAGAATACAAGATCCTTGATATGGAAGAGTGGGATGAATGCCCATATGCTGACTTCGATATCGATCCAGAGGCCCATGCCTTCTTTGGCACGTCATTGGCAGATATCACTATGAATGATCAGGATGCCTGTACCTCTGTACTGCGTGGCATTCTGGATAACGTAGCTCTGACCAACAACCCGCGTCAGGAAGTTGTCGTAGATCAGATGTATGATCCTAACGAGGCAACCAATAACGAGATCGGCGCTACTATGCGCGTATATTCTCCGGGTGCTGTTAGTGTACTAGGTACACCATTTATTGCCGGCGATACCATGCCAGCTCTACAGTATATGGATGGCTTGGTTGAAGAGAAAACAGGTGTAACCAAGGCCTCTATGGGTCTAGATCCTGATGCTCTACAGAATACCACTGCAACAGGTGCACAATTAACCGCTCAGGCTGGCCAAGGTCAGATTGAGGTAATGGCCAGAAACCTTGCTGAAGGCGCTCGCAAGCTATTTGGTCTAATGCTACGCCTGATCATCAAAAACAGCCCAGAAGAGCAGATGATGCGCTTGAACGGCAAGTTTGTAGCTGTTGATCCTCGCGCATGGGATGCTGACATGGATATCGCTATCAATGTTGGTTTAGGCACGGGTAAAGATGAGCTTAAGATGGCTGCACTACAGCAGACACTGGAGCAGCAGAAAGAGATCTACATGGGATGGGGCCCTAACAATGGCCTAGTGACCCTGACACAGATCCGTAACACTCTAGCTGATCAGTTGGCCATTGGTGGTTTACGTAATGCTGATCGTTACTACTCCCCTATGGATGCTCAGACTGAGCAGCAGATTGTAGAAAGCGCAATGGCACAGCAGGCCCAGCAAGCACAACAGCCTGATCCGATTGTACAGGCAACCGTTGCGGCAGAAGAGATTCGAGCAAATGCCAAGCTAGAAGCTAAGGGTATGGAACTGCAAGGCAAGGCTCAGGGTGATATGATCAAGACCCGTGCTAACCTGCAGGTTGAAGCACAAAAGCAACAGCAGAAGCAGCAGGAGGTGATCACTAATCTGCAAGTGAAGATCCGTGAGCTACAGCAAGCTGATGACCTGAAGCGTGATCAGATGGCACAGGATTTAATCTTGGAAGTGGGTAAACTGTACGCCGAACATGGCACTGCAGTAGACGTGGAGCGACTGCGAGCAGAGCAGTCTGCCCCGCGTGATCAATTTGGAAACGCTATGATGTAGGAGCATAAATGTCAAACAATGCTAAGGGGATAAGTTCTGAGCAAGCACAAAAATTACT